GCACCTAGAGGACGGCGGCAACGTCGGCGTGAGGCTCCGCGACACGGACCTGGTCATCGACGTGGACCCGCGCAACTTCGCGGAGGGGGACGACCCGTTCGTGCGCCTGTGCGGGGACGTCGGCCTGGACCCGGACGACCACCCGACGGTCGAGACGGGCTCCGGCGGGCTGCACCTGTACATGACGAAGCCCGCCGACGTGGCCGTGCGCGACAGCCTAGACGCCTACCCCGGCGTAGAGTTCAAGTCGGTCGGCCGGCAGGTCGTCGCGGCCGGATCGCTGCACCCGACCACGAAGCGCGTGTACCGCTGGGACTTCCTGCGCCCGGACGCGTCGGACGTGCACGCGGCGCCGCAGCGGCTGGTCAACCTGATCAGACGGCCGTCGAGCACTCCGGCGTCGGGCGGGGGCGAGTACGAGGCGGACGAGATCGCCGCGATGCTCGACGCCCTGGACCCCGAGGACTTCCGCGACCACGGCGAGTGGCTGGCCCTCATGCAGGCGTGCCACCACGCGTCGGGCGGCGACGCCCGGGCGGAGTTCGTCGAGTGGTCCACCCGCGACCCGCACTACCGCGACGACGGCGGCGTGATCGGCAGACGCTGGGATAGCCTGCACGCGGACGCCGACGGGTCGAGGGTCACGTATCGCACCCTGCACAAGGCCCTGCGCGACCGGGGCCTGGAGCACAGCATACCCCGCACGCCGCCCGAGGACGACTTCGAGGCGGTCGGGCCCGACGACAGGCCGAGCGACCTGCCCGCCGAGCACGAACGCAAGGGCCCGCTCGAGAGGATGAACGACAAGTACTGGGCCGTCATGGAGGGCTCGCAGTTCCGCGTCATGTACGAGCAGAAGGACCCGACGCAGGACCCGCCCCGGCGGTACTGGGTCAGAGCCAGGCCCGCCGACTTCAAGTACTACCTGGCCAACAGGCGGGTGCAGCGCGGCGAGAGCGTCGTGCCGCTCTCCGAGGCGTGGCTGGAATGGGGCGGGCGCAGGACGGCGGAGGGCGTGATCTTCGACCCGGAGCACGAGCACCCCGACCTGCTGAACCTGTGGACTGGCTGGGGCGTGGCGCCCAAGAAGGGCGACTGGTCCAGGCTGGACGAGCTCCTGTCCGACGCCCTGTGCGACGGCGACTCGGACGTGTACGACTACGTGATGAACTGGGCCGCGCACATGGTCCAGCGGCCGGGCAGGCCGGCCGAGACGGCGGTATGCTTCCAGGGCGGCCGCGGCGTCGGCAAGGGCACTTGGGGCCGGGCGCTGTGCTCCATAGCCGGCCGTCACGGGATGCCCATAACGTCGTCGGAGCACCTGACGGGGCGCTTTAACGCGCACCTGCGCGACGTCATCCTGCTGTTCGCCGACGAGGCGATAAAGCCGTACGACAAGGAGGCCGAGAGCAGGCTGAAGGGCCTGATCACCGAGCCGCGCCTCGCCTTCGAGGGCAAGGGCCGCGACGTCGAGACGGACCTGAACAGGCTGCACATCGTCATGGCCTCCAACGAGGAGTGGTTCGTGCCCATGGCCCTCGAGGGCGAGCGGCGTTTCCTGCTGCAGAGGGCCAACAACCTGTGGGAGCGCAAGATGGGCCGCTTCTCGGCGCTGAACAAGCAGCTGAGGGACGGCGGCCTGTCCGCGCTGCTCTTCGACTTGCTGAACAGGGACCTCGGGGGCTGGTCGCCGCGCGACTCGATACCGAACACGGACGCGGCCGTGGACCAGAAGCTCCGCAACCTCGCGCCGGTGCCCGGCTGGTGGCTCAACGTGCTGCAGGAGGGCACGACCCCCGGCGAGCCCGTCGCCCCCGGCAACACGGACTGGTCCGCGGGGCCGGTTAGGGTGCTGAAGCAGGACGTGCGCACCTCGTTCGAGGAGCATTGCCGCCGCAACGGGTTCAAGTCCGGCGGCAGCAACCGCTCGCTCGAGATGATGTTCGCGAAGGACCTCAAGCGGGTCGTCCCGGGCCTGTCGCCCCGGCTGAGGGTCAGGGTGCCGGACGACCGGCCGGACGTCAGGACGCACGCGGACGGCCACGCCTGGGCCTACGAGCTGCCCTCGCTCGGCGACTGCCGCCGCGCCATAGACTCGCTGCTCAACGCGAGCTTCGAGTGGTCGCCGACCAACGGCGACGACCTCGGCTTCCTCGACTGACAGAAGGCCGTAGCACAAGGCTCGCAGGATGTGGAGCCCTTAGCCCCGACGAATTCAACGTTGCAATTGAGACACTTGTTGTAGTAGTGGCCAGGAAGATAGCCATATCTTCGTAGATCCATCTACTTGCCTCCCCATTCTATGTTGTCCACGTACTTCCTGGACTGAACGGACACGTCAATCGGCAGTATGATGGACCATACTTGCGGGGGTCCCCAGATGCCGTCCCGGGAGGGATGCGGATCGTGCACCATCCCACTGAGTCTCCACACGACCACATGGAACAGGTCCCTGTCGCGGGGACTCGGTCCGCTGCCCATCAGGTAGCCGGGGTAGTCGCAGTGGTACGCGGTGTCCACGAGCCAGAACCCGCGCTCCTCGAGCCACTTCCTAGTCTTTGTCAGGTACCGGTTGCCGTACAGTTCCACGAAGTGAGGCACCTCCCCCGCTGGCAGTTCCAGGATGGAGGCTATGCAGCAGCGCCAGCAGTCCCCCATGATTCCCTTCTCCTCGTCGTGCAGCTGGGTCATGTCAATCGGAATCATGGCGTCAGCACCTCCACCTTCAGCAGGGCCAGGAACAGAGCGTCCTCGCCCACGCGCTCGACCAGCGACTTCGGGGCCCCGTTCGAGAGCCCGTACGTTACCACGGTCAGGCGGAGGAACTTGTCCCTCCAGTAGCGGTCCCGCGGGATGTTGCATGCGTCCAGCCTGGCGAACCCCCTGACGAGCCGGTCCGTCGCGGCCTCCTCCGAGAGGAGGCCGTCACGCTGGCCGGCGTGGCGGCACGGCACGACCTCCGGCGGGTAGCTGGAGGACGCCTTCGCGAAGCGCAGGCCGCTGGCCTCGTGCCGGGGCGTCCAGATTAGATCCCGCACTTTAATCGGGACGTCACGGCACTCCATCAGGTCGTCGTACGGGACGTGGCACACGAACCTAGGCCTGCCCACACCGTTCCAGGGTGCCCTCGACTCGTAGATGGCCGGGAGTGCGGGCAGATCGTTGACCCGCACGTCGACCTCGAACTGCTCGTGTTCTTCCGTCATGTCATTCCTCCCCAGGACACGTCGTCCACGTGCCGCGTCGCGTCGTAATCGACCAGATCTATGATGAATGAGTCCTCCCGCCACCGCGGCACGTCGATGCCCCGGCCCCGGTGGATATCGACCCAGAACCTCTCCACCTCGCCCGGACTGCAGTCCGTGAACGTGACGTAGGCCCTGACGCCCGAGCTCTGCACGCGCCGCCAGTTCTCGAAGAACAGGTGCCAGTCCACCTCCTTGCGCGTGTTCCTGAGCCACGTCCTCGACGTCGTGCCCTTGATGTTGATGGCGTAGAGCGCGTCGCCCGGACAGTCGGCCAGCGCCTCGAGGGTGGCCGGGACGTACAGGCCCTCAGTCAGCATGAAGTCGCTGTGGAACACGGTCCCGTAGTTCCGGCTCGGTATCGCCCGCAGCAGCTCCGGCCAGAAGCCCGTCTGCAGGGCCGGAGCACCGCCCATCAGGTGGAACACCGTCTGCCCGGACCGGCGGAACGCCTCGACGAGCTCGTCGGTCGTGCGCCGGACGGGCCGGCCCCAGACCCCGGCCCTGGTCACGTAGCAGTATGGACAGTCCAGGTTGCAGCCGAACAGCTGCACGACGAATTGGTCGTTGTACTGGTAGCCGTCGCCGAACCGCCGCCTGGCGATCTCCGGGAACCGGTCGTATCCCCCGCCGCCCCGGTAGGTGCAGCATTTCCGGTACAGCCCGCCCTCGAGCACGTCCTCGGGCCGGACGTCGAGCAGCTGGCCCTCGCTGAGCGGGACCACCCGCCACTCATGTTCCGTCATTTTTTCCTCCACGTGTTGCAGCGCGAGCACTCCTGCCCCAGAAACACCTTCGACTTCATTAGATTCGGGAGCTCCACTACCTCACCGAATAGCCCTGGCACCGGGATGCTGCACGGAATGAAGGAACCCTGCCACCTGTGACCGAACAGCCGGCACCGGATCCTCTGCCTCGTCATCCACTCGTTGTCGACGAGCCAGAGCCCGCCGGCGAACAGGAGGGCTCCGAACACGAGGAAGGCCACCAGGACGAGCACGACGGCGAGAGGGGACATGGACGATATGTACTCGGTCATTTCCTCCTCCACGTGCCGCAGCGCGGACACCAGTGCCAGAACTTGCCCAGGAGTCGCGTCCTCTCCCATAGGTGGCCCCTCACGAGGCACTTCAGCCTACGAAACAGACGGTGCACGGTCACCTCCTCACCGGCTCGTCGAGCTCGACGACGCTGTCCAGGTCGAGGGACCAGGTGGGCATGAAGCCGTTGTAAGGGGCCCAGCCCGTTCTGAGATGGTACCTGTCCCCCTGGCTGGTGATCCAGTGAACTTTGCCCCGGCGCAGCAGAACCCCACGTCGCGTCTCGTAGGACCCCCGTCCGGACAAGGTCCCGGTATGGGTGTACGTCTGCTTCCTGCTAGCCATCCCGGTTCTCCTTCCTCGCCGCGTGCCACCTACTCGAGCAGCGCGAGCCGCAGAACGCCTCGGTCACCCGGCCGTCCGGCCTGTCGTCCTCGGTGCGGTAGTACAGCGGGACGAACAGCCGGACCTCGGGCTTTCCGCCCGGGGGCTGGTAGTCGTAGGGGACGATCTCGCACTCGTTCCCGCAGTCGGCGCACTTGTGCATTGGGTCCTTCTCAGAAAGTCCTGAATCCGCTGGCACGGTTGCGGAGCAGCAGCGCGAAGGCCTCCAGTACCCTGGCGAGCTCCAGGGCGTGGTCCCCGTGTATCGTCTGCACATCCGCGGGCTTGCCCAGGGCATTCCATTCCATCAAGGCCCGCACGGCCCACTGCTGGAAGCTGGACACGTTCGAGGACTTCCTGTCCGGCAGCCCACGGTCCTGCATGTTCAGCCTCTCAACAACGGTCCTCATTCTCTCGTACGGACTGGTGGCCATCTCAGCTCTCCTCGTCTCTCTGTACCATGTTGGCCAGCGCGAACTGGAGCATCTGGCGAGCGAGCTCGGCCGCCGATATGTTGCTCGCTGCGGCGAGCGTGAACACCTGATCCACCAGCTCCTGGCCCACGTCGCCCCGGGGTCCGCGACTCTTGCTGCCTCCCAGGACCAGGGACCGGCGCTTTAATTTGTTCGCCTTCGTGATCATGAACACGGCCATGTCGGCCTCCTGTCAAATTGTCGAACAGACGCCCGGGAGGAAGTCCGGCCGCCGGGCCACGCGGCCCGACGACCGGCAGTCGACCGAGCGAGGAATTCCTAGTTTGCTGCGACCGCGGTCGCGTCACTCCCAGCCGAACAGAGCGCCGTGCTCCATGGCCTCGACCTGGGCAGCGCCCACCCCGCGGCAGGCGTTGAACGCCGCGACGTCGAGGCCCGGCGCCTCCTCGAAGCCGGCCACGCCGTGCTTGATCACGATCGGCCCGCCGGTGGTGCAGTGGTAGGCCGCGCACATCTCGGGCAGGTCCTCCTGCGGTATCGCTGGCGGCGTTTTTACGTGGTGGCCGTCCCTGAAATACGTGGGCGGACAGGCGAGCGCCGCCTCGTAGTGCACCTCCACGTCGACGCGCCTGGACAGGGCGCACAGGAAGTCGGATGTGTTGGTATAGCCGTTGCGCCGGGATATCACCCCGGCCTCAGTCAAGCCCAGCTTCAGTATCTTCACGTCTCACTCTCCTCGGTCATGCCCTAATCGTGGGACTATTATAGCGGGAAGATCCTAGCGAAGTACCAGCATCGTCCGCAGGATCCTGAACAGACGACCTCCCCGGCGCTTCGGTGGGCCGGCATGCGCCACGTCCGGTGACGGGCGCAGTATCTTGCCGAGCTCGAGGCTGAGGGCGTGCAGGTCGCAGAAGAGCCGGTGCTCGCGGCAGGCGTCGAACTCGACGGCCCCCAGGACGCGTCTGAGCTCGTCCAGGTGGTGGTCCACGGCCTGCCTCAGGGCAGCCAGCTTGGTGTCGGTCAGCTCGATGCGGGTCGGTTTCATGCCATTACTCTCCTCTCGGTCGGTTCAGCAGTTCCTCGCACGTCTCGCGGAATATCTCGTCGACCCGGACCGCCTCGGCGTCGGAGCGGGTCACCACGCAGTCGTCCGCGGCGCCGTAGCCGACCGCGAAGCCCTCGGCCTCGAGGCGGCGCCGGTACTCGGCCTCCACCTCCCCGGCCTTGGCCATCTGGCGCAGCACGTCCTCCGCCCTGGCCACGTACATCCTGCCCACCTCGTTCTCTCCTCAAAATTGAACAGACCGAACAGACGGCCTCTCAGAACTCCTGGTCGCCGACCCGGTTGACCACGAATGCCTCGACGTTGGCGCTCAGATTGTCCGACATGGTTACCAGACCCCGCAGCCCGGCCGCGGACACGTAGGTGAACGAGTCGCCGCGCAGGTCGCGCCTCATGACCCGGGCCCGGGCCTTCACGGTCGGCCACGAGGCCGGGCCACTTCCCGCGCACTTGTTCACGTAGTTCAGCGCCATGGTCACGGCCTTGCGGGCGCTGTCGGCCACGCCGAGCACGCCGTCCTCGGATCCCCTCACAACGTAAGCCTTCTTCATCTCAACGCTCTCCTATTCTACCGCCCCGGCCGGGCCGGGTCTCCCATTAAACAGACCGAACAGACGGGCTACTCCGCCTTCCCCAGCGCCCTAATCGCCAGGTCGTACTGGGCCTCCAGTTCCACCTTAGACATCTGGACCCGGCGGAGCACGTAGGGATGACTGACGGACGGTAGCTCCGCCATGTTGTACAGGGCCTGGACGACGACACGGGCCAGCTCAGCCTTGGTTAGGACCTTCGGTGAGTCCGACACCGTGGGTCTGATCATCGCGGCGAGGCGCCGGAGCTGCCCGGCCTCCATGAACACCATCTTCTCGGTGTCGTGCTCGCCGAAGGCGTCTCCGGCCACGCCGACGAGGCCGTCCCCGCAGTCGTTGAGGTAGACCGCGCTGCAGTTCTCCCCGTCGTCGGGCTCGACCCGCTTCCACTCGTTACCCATGTCGCTGGCTCCTTCCAAAATGTCGAACAGACTGAACAGACGGGACTAGGCCGCGACCGTGACGGTCTTGGACGGCAGGTCCGGGTCGGGGTCGTAGGTGACCCAGAGCAGCGGCAGCTCGGACACGCCGCGTCGCCTGAGCTCCTCCAGTTCGGGGAACTGCCCGCATGCGATGCCCAGCATCTCCCGGCGGACCTCCGCCTCGTGGGCCAGCCACGCGCGGTACCGGTCGGGCCCGGGCTCCATGGCCCGCATCCCCTCCGGCCTGGTGGCCGTGGCGAGCATGACGCACACGAAGCCGTCGCTGGTGTGGATCCTGGTCTCGACGTCGCCGATCGCTCCCTCCGGCAGGCTCTTGACATTTACTAGCACGTCGTAGGCGTATTCGCCTCCGTGGCCGACCATCCTGGTCCGCTTGCACACTAACTGCATGATCCTAGCTCCTTCCCGATAAAGTGAAACAGACGGGCATTCCCCGAAAAATCAGACAGACGGGTTACGTCGGCCGGCCGAGCGCTACCAGCCAGTGGGCAGCGATTCGGCGGGTTTTATAGTTGGCGGGCAGCACGTTGCCATGCCGGTCCTTGGCGTACCAGCGGCCACTGCTATCCGACTTCCAGACCACGCCCACGGACTTCCCGTCTCTCATGACGCGGTAGCCGAAGGGGCACCTGACGAATTTCAGATCCGCCGTTAGGTTCAACGCCTCGCTCGTCGTGAGCGGCCTCGTCGCCTCGGTCATATCGGTATCTCCTCTCGGTTATCTAACTGGGACCATCGTATCGTGGAGGTCCCAGCAAATTGCTAAACAGACGGGCGTTTCCCGAAAAACTGAACAGACGGGCTATATCGGCCGGCTCGACGTGGCCATGGCCCCGACGAGCGCGGCCTTGATCCGGCGCAGCCTCCTGACGTCACACCGTTGGTTGGATTCCTGGTACCTCTTGGCGAAGCCCGGCTTGCTGTCGATCACGGCCACCGCCGCGTCGACCAAGGCCTCCAGGCAGAGCGCGCTCTGGTCGCTCATCTCTAGCTTTACGGTCATAATCTTTTCTCCTCTCGGTCACTCAATCGGGCCCATGATAGGCCCAAACTCCCAGTAAAGTGCTAAAGTCCCCACGACGATATCGTCATGAGTGCTGACGGAATAATTCCCCGAAAAATCAGACAGACGGGCTATACCGATCGGCCGCTAGTCATTCGAAGCCAGCTGCACCCGGTCACTTTTCCCATCGAGGCCAGGGCGACTCTCGCAGCGACCGACCGGGTGATATCCATCCCGCTCACGAGATGGAATGGCCACCTCGAGATCTGGCTTGAACATTGACAACTCGACGATTAGTTCCTTGACAGTCATATTCCTAGCTCCTTTTCCTCTCGGTCACTCAACTGGAACCATCATACCCCGAAACTCCCAGCAAAGTGCTAGCGTCCCCATGACAATATCGTCATGAGTGCTGACGAGAAAACTCCCCCGGTACTAGCACTCCGTCAGCACGTGCCCGATATAATGGTACCCACGATGACGAGAGAAAGGACCGACGAGATGTACGCACTGATAGTCGCGATAAAAGATGAGGACCAGGCACGACTCCTCGCCACAGCTCGCTCCCTACCCGCAATCCAGGGGAAGTGGAAGAGGCTGATCAATCAGTCCTGCCACAACTATCGCTTCGTGGGAATCCTGACCGGCTCGGGACTGATGAACTACTACGGCATGCCAATCAATGACCCGATTAATAAAGGGTACAAGCAGCCAGTCGAGTGCATCATGAGACTGGGCGAAATCGAGGCGAGGAAATAACTCCCCATATTAATACTTTGCTGGGAGTTTCGGGCCATAATAGAACCATTGAATGACCGAGAGGAGAGACCGACATGAGAGATTCAGGCACCATCAGACAGGAGCTGGAGCGGCTCGAGACCGAGTACCGCGAGGCCGTGCGGGCCGAGCTGGCCGGCGGGCTCTCGGCGACGCAGCTGCTGAGCATAGCCTCGAGCAACGACTCGAACTGGTCGGGAGGCCACAGCGCCGCCAACTTGTGCGAGCAGGCCAACCGGACCGCCGCGATCAGGCAGCTGGAGAAAAACTTCGGACGCTAGCACTCCGCCAGGAGTTTCCCGGCACAATGATAATACCGAAACCGAGGAGAGAGCGAGATGAAATTCAGAGCCACCTTCAAAAGGACCGACGGCACCTACCTGAACATCACCGACTTCGTGGCCGTGGACATCGACCAGGCCCTGACAGAGGCCAGGAGGATGGTCTCCACCCTCCGCGTCCACTCGGTGGAGGAAGTCGAGGAGTCCACCCCCGCGGACCTGGGCCTCGAGGCGGTCCGCCAGGACGACCTCATGACCGAGACCGCGGCGATGCTCGAATCGTACGTCAGTGACCTAGAGGAGTGCCTCCGCGGCGACCTCGAGAAGATGGATGAGGAGGCCGATCTGGACGGGGAACACCGCGGGATGGTCCGGGAGCGCGTGGCCGGCCTGGTCGCCGGCCTGGCGGACGAGTTCGTCGCCGGCACGATCTAGCGAGACAGACGGGGGCGGCCGAACAGATGGCCGCTCCCGGAAAAATCGGACAGACGGAAAAATCGGACAGACGGAAAAATCAGACAGACGGGCCTTCCCCGAAAAATCAGACAGACGGGCGTTCCCCGAAAAGCAAGACAGACCGAGGCCGGGCCGATTCGGCCCGGTCCGACGTGGCTGACGGGACGCTGACTAGTCCGTGGGAATCACCAGGAACTTCATGAGCTCCGTCAGCTCCTCGTCAACCCTGACCGTGGTCCCGACGTGTCCCCAGTTCTTGGTCGACAAATCCCTAACTTTCGGGTCCTGGTAGTACTCCGTAAGCCTCGTCAACTTGGCTAGCACGGATTCACGATACCCGGCGTACATATACCGCTTTCGTGCCTCGTTGGTCATAATACCCATGTCGATTCTCCTTGGTCAATGTGGGAATATTATACCGGACAAATACCAGCGAATCACTAGCGCCCGGATGACATTCTCGTCGAGAGTGCTGACGATCGATCAGCCACTACTCCCCGGAAACTGGACGGAGACTGGACCCAAATCAGGGGCAGATCGGACGGAGACTGGGGGCAGATCGGACGGAGACTGGGCCCAATTCAGGCACAAATCGGACGGAGACTGGATCCAATTCAGGCGCAAATCGGACGGAGACTGGATCCAATTCAGGCGCAAATCGGACGGAAACTAGGGATAAATCCCGGGCACTCGTCAGCGCAAAATCAGCATCTTAGTCACGGATATGCCACGATCATGCCGCATTCTTGCCGCAGAAAAAGTCTCCAATTTTAGTCCTTTGCTAGGGAGTTCGGGCCTATAATAATCGTATTAAATGAATGAACCGAGGAAATTGAGATGTCCAACTACCTAGACGGACTTTCGGACGAGACGAGAGAGGCCCTCCTTCGTCCCTCCAAGGGCCTCCTGAGGCTGCAGGCCTTCAGAGACGAGTATCGGAAGACCAAGCCAAGGGCGTCGATGGAGGAAATCCAGGAGGCCTACGTGATCCGTGAGGCCAAGTCCATATAAAGAGAATTCGATCAACCGAGGAAATTGACATGGGATACCTAGCGACCTTTAGCCTTAGGAACGGCAATACCGAGACTGTGGTCCTCGAATCCGACTGCCTTAAAAATGCCGCGGCCGATGCCCACGATATCCAGGAAAGCGACTTTTACCTCCAGGAAAGAGGCTTTCACCTGATGAAAGTCGAGACGCTGGAATCCGGCCGCGGAAAAAGGCCCCTAGACTAGTCCTTCGTCATCCGTGAAGCCGAGCTCATAGGAGAGTAAAATGCGATATGATACCCCCAAGTGGCACTTCTGGCGTGCCGTCCGTAGGAGGCTAGCCGAGGTCCTAGGGGTCTCGTTAGTCGAGGCCCAGAAGGCCATGACCAAGCCCGGCGCCATGAAGATCCTAGCGGATTGCTTCTTCGAAAACAAGATCGACAAGGCGGTGGAAAAGGTCGCGGCGTTAGCGGATCGCTAGGACCTGCACAGCATAATGAATCCATATCGAATGAATGAACCGAGGAATTCGACATGAGATACCTAGCGACATTCAGCCTTCCCCGCAACAACCGCGAGGCCGTGGTGGTGGAGGCAGACGACATCTACCTGGCGCTAACGGCGGCCAGGAAGGTCGAGGAGGACCCGTCCGAGCTGTTTCCCTCGGCCGATTCCGTCCGCCTCGTCAAGGTGGAAGAATACTTCCGGATGTAGGTGATTCGTTAGCACCTCCGGTGCATAATGAAACCATACTGAATGAGGAGAGAACCATGCAATACCTAATCCTAGTTAGTCTCGGTATCTCCACGATGGTGGGAATCGGCGCCCTCGGAATCGAGGAGCTGCTGCTGGAAGTCGCGGACAAGATCGAGATGGTAAGACTGACGATGCGGCAGTAAGTGCCGAATTCGGCACGGCTACCGAATTACAGACCTTACTGACCTTTCGAACCTTACGACCTCCGAGTCGTTTATACGAATCGACTCCAGATTACAGACAATATATAGGTTAGTAAAATTAGTAAATATGGTAAGAGTTAACCGATACTAGCACTTACGGAAATTCGCCCTCCGTAAGAGGTCTGTAAGAGGTCTGTAAGATGGGCCTCGATCGGTGCTACCCAGTCACAAAATTTCCCCCACTTTGTCCGGGCATCGCGCGGGTACGCGCCATGGCTAGCGGGCATTAGCGCTACCAAGAACCAGCCATCTTCCTCTTCTTCCCTGGTCGACGAGGCCGGCGGTCGTCAACGCTAATTTCCGTTAGCACTACCCTGCGTCAGCGCTACCCCGCGTCAGCACTACCCCGCGTCAGCACTACCCCGCGTCAGCACTACCCCGTGTTAGCACTACCCCGTGTTAGCATCTCGTCGGCCATTTTTCCGCACCTTTCGGCCGGTCGAGCCCATCGCGCAGGGGACTTTGTGCCCCGGGGTTTTCGGTCCCCGGACTTTCCCAGTTTGAATGTCCAGGTGCCCAGGGTTTTTCGGTCCCCGGACTTTCCCAATTTGAATGTCTGGGTCTGGCTTTTCGGCACCGAATTCCCGATTTTTTTCCGGATTTCTCGGCCCCCAGACCTTCCCAGCTTGAAGACCTGAATGATGGGTTACCGTCCCGGCCCTCCCGTGTAGGATGTCCCCATGAGTGTGCTCGACGACAATGCCCACGTGGACTTCGAGGCCGGACGGTCGGCCGACGCCGCGGGGCAAAGAGGAAGGGACTGTGGCATGACCGCGTTCTTCGACTTCGTTCCCCCGGTGCAGGAGCCGGAGAGCATGGTGGCCCTGCGCATGCTGCCCGCCATGACCCTGGTGCGGATGGAAGACGGGGGCTACGTCCACATGACGGTCCTCCCAGACGCCCTGGCCGCAGAGAGGTTCACGCCGCCGTCGCTCCCTGACGAGGGGGTCTACACGGTCTGCCTGGAGACGGGCCGGCTGCGCTCCTGGTCCGGCGACGCGCGGGCCACCGTGCTACGCGAGGGCGGCCAGGTCCGCCTCACGGCGGATAAACACTAGGGAGGACGACATGGGAGTGAGGCACGGGGTCCAGGTGGACCCGGCGGAAGACCGGCGGACGCTGGCCGACCTGCGGCAGGGCGACGTGTTCCGGTTTCTGGTGGTGACCCGGGCGTCGCCCGTCTTCATGGTGGTGAACGGGGCCAGCGGACTCGACGGCGATGACGTCGAGTCGAGGGAGGCCCTGGAGTACGTGTGCCTGGCCGACGGCGTCCTGGTGGACCTGCCGCACGACGACGAGCGCATGGGCGCATCGGTGGTAGTCCTGCGGCCGGGCGACCGCCTGACCCTGGAGGTGGGGGAGCGGACGTGCTGTGCGTAGGCGGACCCCTGAGAATTGAGGAGAGGAAGAAGGACATGGATACCCTGGTTGAGCTGGTAGAGGCGCGGAAGTGCCCGTCGATCGTGCCGCTGCGCGGGGTCCCGGCGGGGTCGCTGGTACGGGTCCCGTGCGTGGACGAGGAGGAGGCGCCCGTGTTCATGGTGCTGGGCCCTGACCCCGCGGTTGGCGTGTCGATGCCGTTCGAGGGGCGCGTGTACCTGGCCGACCTGTTCTCGGGGCTCCTGGGCCTCTGGGACGGGGGCACCTCCGTCACGTACCTGTTCGAGGGCGACCAGGTGCGCCTCACGGTGGACGGATCATGAGGGAGATGGAGAGATGACGCACAGGAACGAGGTGGAGATCGGCGAGTCGCCGCACCCGTACCCGCCGAGGCTCGGTGGCCTGTCACAGGGGCAGATGTTCACCGTGGACGGCGTGGTCGGGGTCTGTATGGTCCTGGAGCGGCTCGTGGTCGTGGCGGCCGACCGCCACGTCAAAAGGTACGCAGTCTCGCTGACGAATGGTGCGCTGGTGAGCCTCCGCCGGGACACGCCCGTGTGGCCGGTCGAGCCCGGGCGGCCCGTCACGCTGACGACACGGGAGGAGTGACTCGATGCTGAGGGACGCGCTGATAGTCATAGTGGTCTGCGTGGCTGCGTACGCCGCGGGGACCGTGGTGTACCTCGCGCTGGGCTCTCTCGGCCTCGTGACGGGGCTGTGATGAGGAGGTTCGTGGCGTGCATACGGGTCCGCCGGACTGACGGGCCGGACAGGCTCAAGGACGTGGTCATCCACGCCACGAGCTGGACGTTCGCCGTGCCCGTGGCCAAGGTGCGGGCCGTCGAAGCGGGCGGCGAGCTCGTTCGCCTGTCCGAGGTCGGTTACCACTGATGGAGCTGCTGGTCGCCGCCGCCGTCTGCACGGCGGTCTTCGTGGCACTGTGCCTGCTGATAGAGTATACGAAGGATGGAAACATGATCTACCTGCTGTCGCTGCCCTTCAGGATCCTGCTGATCCCCGTGTTCTTCGTGCGGATCCTGCGGAGGACCCTGCGCTCGCTGCGCGTGGCGCCGCGGCACGGGCAGATCTGGAGGACGCCCCGCGGGGATCTGTACGTGCACGGCTTGAACAAGGAGGGCCGGGTGGCGCTGAGCACGTTCCGCCCCTGTGATATGGGCCCGAACGGGTCGTTGTTCAGCGACTCCGTGGACGAGTGGCGGAGCAGGGTGCGGCGGGGCAAGGCGTGGTTCGCTGACGAATACTGGGAAAGGAACTATTGACATGAGCATCATCGACGACGTGCGGGTGAGGCACGACCCCACCGCCAGGCTCGGCGAGGAGCTGGAGATACGTCCCGCCGCGAAGCCCGGTGACAGGAACACCGCCTCCCTGCGCTACGCGCCGGAGACGATGTCGTTCGGCGACGGACTCGAGGGCGGTAAGCGGTTGGCTCAGACCGTCCGGGACTTTTTCTGCAGCGACGCGGCGGAGACAGCGGTCCTGGGGCAGGCTCTCACCACCGTTGCGAAGGGCGAGACCGTCCGGGTGCAGGTGCCGGCCCCGGGGAAGAATAGGTCCGTCATCGAGACTCCGCAGAGACGTGCCGTCTGGCCGTCGCTGACGGAGTCGGACGCCCCGAAGCCCTCGATCTTCGCGGTCGGGGGCGTGGTGGATGCGAGGAAGTCCTTCGACTACGGTAAGGACAGTCCAGCAGGCCTGTACCCCGGCCTGGACGGGAGATACCGCTCGATCGAGCACGGCAGTCACGGCAGGCAGCAGGGCAAGACGGAGGCGCGCCGATGGGGCGCCATCGCGGATCTGCAGAGGACGCTGGTCGACGCCGTACTGCAGGGCCGCACGACCGAAGCGCAGGTGGCTGCACACGCCGTCGGCTGCCTGGGGTCGCGGGCGTTTGCGTTCGCCAGGCGGTCCCCCGACAGGCCGGGCGTGGATTTCGGTGCTCTGCATGAGCTCAGGCCCAGTGATCTGGTGGAGCTGGATTCGAGTTTGAGGATAATGCTTGGCCTCCGCGAGGAGGACCGCCGGTTCGACCGTACCGGGAAGGCTCGGCAGGTGACCGCGTACGGTGAGGGTCTGCACGAGAACAAGGTGCAGGTCACGACGCCAGACGCAGAGTTGCAGACCGCGACGGAGGCGATGGAGGCCCGGTGGCAGGCCCTGACTGTGACTGATCCACGTACCAAGGTCGTCGCGACGAGGGAGCCGAGGCGGGTCACGGTGGAGATCGACGGTAGCGGTCACGCACACCAACTCAGTTTCGAGCGGGTCTGCGGGCAGTGTGGCTCATCGGGTTTCCAGCTGCGCTTCGTCGAGGGCGCGAAGTCACGGGCCCTGTGTGCGAGCTGCGGGTTCAGTCTGCGTCCCGACAAGGAGGTCGTGGTCTCCGCCGACATCGAGGCCAGGGGCGACCCGCTAGACTTCGGCGCTACGGAATCCCGGCTGCTGGCCCTGGCGTACGGCGCGTGCCCGGCCAGACTCTATACGGCCAAGGAGAAGGACGGCGGGCACGGCGAGTTCGCGGGCACCTCACTGTTGGGTACCTGGACTGACGAGCTGCGTAGCATGGACGGCTACTCCGACTTCAAGGACTACTTCAAGTACAAGAAGGACTAGGGAGACCCCGCCGGGCCGCGTGCCAACGACGGCACGCGGCCCGGCCGCGGCCGCGGTAAGCTGGCCGTCATGGCTAGCCACTCCGACACGCCCGAGCTGCGCGCTGCGCGCAAGGCCGCCTTCCTGGGCGAGCTGGCACGCGTCGGCGAGATAGGTCCCGCCTGCGCGGCGGCCGACATCTGCCGCAAGACGTACGACCGCTGGCGTGCCGAGGACGAGGACTTCGCCGAGGCGGTGGTCAGGGCCAAGGCCGACGCCACCGACATGGCCGTCATGGAGCTCAGGCGCCGCGGCGTCGAGGGCTGGGACGAGAACTCGTTCCACGAGGGCGGCATCGTCTACAAGACGGACCCGCTCACCGGAGCCCTCCTCTTCACGGACGAGCTCGAGCCGATCCCCGTCATGGTGCGGAAGCGGTCCGACCGCCTGCTGGAGACCTACGTGAGGGCCAACCGCCGGGAGTACCGCGACAAGGGCTCGCTCGCCCTGACGGGCGGGGACGGCGGCCCGATCAAGTCCTCCGTGACCGTCACCTTCGTGGACGCCGACGAGGACTGGCTCCAGTGATTCCCCGCGAATACGACATATAGGGATCGACCGTGTCCGGCGTGCGGCTGCCCTCGGCCTTCCGCGGGCTCTTCGAGCCGCACCGGTACAAGGCGTTCCACGGGGGCCGCGGCGGGGCCAAGTCCCACAGCTACGCGCAGGCCCTGATCCTGCAGGCGGCCGAGCGCCCGATGCGCGTGCTCTGCTGCCGCGAGATCCAGAAGTCCATCACCACCTCTGTTAAACAGCTGCTCGACGACAAGATCTTCGACTGCGGGCTGAGCGGCTTCTACGAGTCCACCCTCTACGACATAAAGGGCATCAACGGGTCGCAGTTCCTGTTCGCGGGCCTCCGCACCAACGCGGATAGCATCAAGTCGATGGAGGGCATCGACGTCGCCTGGGTCGAGGAGGCCAACACGGTCTCGCAGCGGTCGCTCGACCTGCTCATACCCACGGTGCGCCAGGAGGACTCGGAGATATGGTTCTCCTGGAACCGGCGCCACGAGACCGACCCCGTCGACAACATGTTCCTCGGCGGCGAGCCGCCGCCCCGGTCGCTCGTGCGGCAGGTCAACTGGCGAGACAACCCGTGGTTCCCCGACGTCCTGCGCGCGGAGATGTTGTGGGACAAGCGCCGTGATCGCGACAAGTGGCTGCACATCTGGGAGGGCCAGCCGATCACGCGCTCGGACGCCAAGGTGTTCAAGCACTGGCGCGTGGACGAGCTCGAGGTGCCCCGCGGCGTCGTGCCGCGGTTCGGCGCCGACTGGGGCTTCTCCGTGGACCCGACCGTGCTGGTCAAGTGCTACATATGGGACCGCACGCTGTACTT